CATAAATATGGCGGTGAGGGGGGGATTCGAACCCCCGATACGTTGCCGTATACACACTTTCCAGGCGTGCTCCTTCAGCCACTCGGACACCTCACCATATTGTTTTGTCGCAGCACTGCGTGGTGCAACGGGGCGCTACTATAGGGAGTCAGGCTAAAACGGTCAAGCGGAATTTCTTCTTTATTACCCGTTCGGTTAAGGGTTGAACATATCCGGCTCGATAGCCCAAAAAAGAATGAATTCAATACCTTTTAACGTGGCCCACCGCCAATAAAAAAGCGCGTCCACGACGCGCTTTTTATCAGGCCCGGTTACATCCGTTCAACAGTCTGAATACCCAGCGTATCCAGACCAATCTTCAACGTTTTCGCCGTTAACAGTGCCAGCTTCAGGCGGCTTTGGCGAACGCCCTCAGATTCAGCCGTAAGAATCGGGCAGTGCTCATAGAAGCCCGAGAACAGACCCGCCACATCGTAGAGGTAAGCACACATCACATGCGGTGTACCTTCACGGGCAACCGTGGTCAACGTTTCTTCAAACTGCAGCAGACGTGCCGCCAGGGCTGCTTCACGCTCTTCGGTAATCTTCACCGGCGCGGTCAGCATGCTCTCTTCCATTCCCGCTTTACGGAAAATCGACAGCACGCGGGTATAGGCGTATTGCATATACGGCGCAGTATTGCCTTCAAAGGCCAGCATGTTATCCCAGTCGAAAATATAATCGGTGGTGCGGTTTTTCGAAAGGTCAGCATATTTTACCGCGCCGATACCCACGGCATTCGCCAGTGCTTCCAGTTCGTCGGCAGGCATATCCGGGTTCTTCGCGGCGACCAGACGACGGGCGCGTTCCAGCGCTTCATCCAGCAGATCGGACAGTTTAACCGTACCGCCCGCGCGGGTTTTGAACGGTTTGCCATCTTTGCCGAGCATCATGCCGAACATATGGTGTTCCAGCGGCACAGAGTCCGGCACGTAACCGGCTTTACGCACAATCGTCCACGCCTGCATTAAATGCTGATGCTGACGGGAGTCGATGTAATACAGCACGCGGTCGGCATGCAGCGTTTCGTAGCGGTATTTGGCACAGGCGATATCCGTTGTGGTGTACAGGAAGCCGCCATCCTTTTTCTGGATGATGACGCCCATGGGTTCGCCTTCTTTATTCTTATACTCGTCAAGGAAGACCACGGTCGCGCCTTCGCTTTCAACCGCCAGCCCTTTGGCTTTCAGATCGGCAACAATACCCGCCAGCATCGGGTTATACAGGCTTTCACCCATCACGTCGTCACGGGTTAAGGTGACGTTCAGACGTTCATACGTGATCTGGTTTTGGGTCATGGTGATATCGACCAGCTTACGCCACATCTCACGGCAGTACTCATCGCCGCTCTGAAGCTTCACCACATAGTTACGGGCGCGTTCGGCGAAGGCTTCATCTTCGTCATAATGTTTTTTCGCTTCGCGGTAAAAACCTTCCAGATCCGCCAGCGCCATTTCGCCTGCGTTTTCATTCTGTTGCTTTTCGAGATACGCAATCAGCATACCGAACTGGGTGCCCCAGTCGCCGACGTGGTTGGCGCGGATGACGTTATGGCCGAGAAACTCCAGCGTGCGCACGGCGGCATCGCCGATAATGGTGGAACGCAGGTGACCGACGTGCATCTCTTTCGCCACGTTTGGCGCGGAGTAATCCACCACGATGGTTTGCGGCGCGACCTGAGGAATGCCGATACGTTCGTTCAGTACCGCGCTCTCCACCAGACCAGACAGATAGGCCGGATCGAGGAAAATATTGATAAAGCCCGGACCGGCGATTTCGACTTTGCTGGCGATCCCGGCGAGATCGAGATGGTTAAGCACTTGCTCCGCTAATTGTCGCGGCGGCATGCCCAGTTTTTTAGCAACGGACATCACGCCATTGGCCTGATAGTCGCCAAACTGTGCTTTCGCAGACTGGCGAACCTGCGGTTCACAATCAGCGGGTGCGCCTGCGGCAATCAATGCCTGAGTGACTTTATCGGAAAGAAGAGCCTGAATATTCACCGGAATACCTTACGTTAAACACGCAGCACGCATCGGCGCCGCGTTATGTCTATGGAAAAATAAGGCGGAAGTATACTGCATTTGAAAACCAGCGTCAGCAACGGCGCGGTGTGGCGCAAATCCAGCCACGCGCCGGGTAACACTTGGAGTAACCTGCGCTTCAGGGTAGATTATCGGCGAGCTCACTCTACCGGGACCCGACATGCAAAACTGGCAGTCAATTGAAGAATTACAGGATATCGTGGCGGATTTGCCGCGTTTTACCGAGGCATTAACCGGGCTGGCGGCGCGCCTGGGTCTTGACATCGCGCCGCTTGAGGCGGACCACATCTCCCTGCGCTGCCATCAGAACACCACTGCCGAGCGCTGGCGCAAAGGGTTAGAGCAGTGCGGGACGCTGCTCTCGGAAGCCATCATCAATGGGCGGCCGATTTGCCTGTTCAGGCTTGCGCAGCCGGTTGCCGTCGGGCACTGGCGCTTTAACGTGGTGGAACTGCCGTGGCCGGGTGAGAAACGCTACCCGCATGAAGGGTGGGAGCATATCGAAATCGTCCTTCCGGGCGATCCGGAAACGCTCAATGCTCGCGCGGTAGCGCTGCTCAGTGACGACGGGCTTTGCCAGAAGGGGATCGCGGTAAAAACCAGCTCGCCGAAAGGCGAGGGTGAACGTTTACCCAACCCCACTCTGGCGGTCACCGATGGAACGGTGACCATCAAATTCCATCCCTGGTCTATTGAAGCGATTGTGGCCAGCGAGCGTTCATAACCCGCACGTAGCGATAGCGCGTTGCATCCGCGCTATCGCCTCATCCAGCGTCGCCTCGCTGCAGGCGAAATTAATTCGCACAAACCGTTCATCGCCAAACTCCTTACCAGGAGAAAACGCCAGCCCGTGCTGCAGGAAAAAGCGCCACGGATCGTCAACCGGCAACCCGCTGGCATCCACCCACGCCAGATACGTCGCCTCCGGCGGCATCACCTGCAAGCCCGGCATCGCGTTTATCGCGCTGCATAACTGGTCGCGTTGCCTGCGCAGGTGAGCGAGTAAAGCCTGACGCCAGGGTTCACCGTCGCGCCAGGCGGCCGTTGCCGCAGTGAGCGACAGCACATCAACGCCCGGGACGATCCCCTGGCGGGCAATGGCGAAACGCCGCCGCAGTTCGGGATTGGGGATAATCGCCAGCGACGCGCCGAGTCCGGCGATATTCCACGTTTTGGACGGCGAGATAAATGTCACGGAGCGTTGCGCTGCCCGCTCGTTCAGACTGGCGAACGGAATATGGGTCAGTCCCGGCTCCAGGAGCAGCTCGCAGTGTATTTCATCGGAGCTGACAATCAGATCGTGACGTTCGGCAAACGCCAGTTGCGCCATCAGCTCGTCGCGACGGTACACCGTGCCGCCGGGATTTTGCGGATTACACAGCATGAGTAGCTTTTCATCACCGCGCATTTCAGCCTGCGCCGCATCAAGATCCATCACCCAGCGCCCCTGATTCAGCACCAGCGGAATAGTTTGCTGCGCACGGTCAGCCAGTTGTGAGGCTTTATAAAACGGCGGATAAATCGGCACCGGGGCCAGGGTACGTTGATGCGGTTCCGTAAACGCGCGTACCGCCAGATTAAGGCCGCTAACGACACCGGGCAGGGTAATAAGCCATTCGGGTTTCACTTCCCACTGATAGCGCTGTTTGAGGTGTTGAATAACCACCTCAAACAGCGCATCCGGCGTGGTGCCATAGCCGAAAATGCCGTGGTCCACACGCTGGTGAAGCGCCTCAAGTACGCACGGTGCGGTAGGAAAATCCATGTCCGCCACCCACATCGGCAGGACGTTTTCCGGGTATTTATTCCATTTCACACTGTCGCTGTGACGGCGGTCCGATTGTTCATTGAAATTGAATGCCATGATACGTTGCCCTGATTTAGAGGTTCCTTCAGACTATCACCCGGCAGGGATGAAACAATGGGTTTTCACCCGTTCTTAGGGGATTTCAATGGCTTTACTCGAGATATGTTGTTACTCGCTGGAATGCGCCATCACGGCTCAGAAGGCTGGCGCTGACCGTATTGAACTTTGTAGCGCACCGGCGGAAGGCGGCTTAACGCCCTCGGCAGGCCTGCTTAAAGGCGTGCGTGCCGGGGTGACCATTCCGGTGCATCCAATCGTGCGCCCCCGCGGCGGTGACTTTTGTTACAGCGCGAGCGAATTCGCCGTCATGCTCGACGACATTGTATTGATCCGCGACGCAGGCTTTCCCGGCCTGGTCACTGGCGTGCTAACCGAGGACGGTGAGGTCGATATGCCGCGAATGCAAAAAATAATGGCGGCGGCGCAGGGCATGGCGGTCACTTTTCATCGGGCCTTCGACATGTGTGCTAACCCGTTCAATTCGCTGGATAAACTCGCTGAATTAGGCGTGGCGCGCGTGCTCACTTCGGGCCAACAGGCCAGCGCCGAGAAAGGTATTTCAAAAATTGCGGAACTAATCGCGTATTCCGATGCTCCAATCATTATGGCCGGTGCTGGCGTACGGCTCAGCAATCTGGACACGTTTATCGCGCAGGGCGTGAAAGAGCTCCACAGCTCGGCAGGGATGAAAGTCCCGTCCGCCATGCGCTATCGCAACCCTGGGGTGTCGATGTCTGCCGATGCAGATGCCGATGAATATTCCCGCTATTGCGTTGATGGAAATGCCGTAGCCGCGATGAAAGCGGCGTTAGCAGCCGTCTCGTAATACGAAACGTTTTTTTACCGCACATCATGTCGCCCAATATGATGTTTGCTCGTACCAGGCCCCGGCATGTTGCTGGGGCTTTTTTTGAGTAAAACAAGCACTTATATAATTGTGGGGTGCTATTGGGGTGCTGAGTTATCCAAAAAAAATCCCGGAATAAGTTAATAAAAACCATAATCCGGGACATTTTTATTTTTTGAAAATTGCTTTGTTTAACTGCCACTTTGCATCTGATTGAATAATTCGATGCCTTTTTGTCGTTGCTTATCGAGGTGTTCCGCCAGATCCTGAACGTGGATCATGCGTGGTGCTTTCTGGCTGTCAGAGGCGCGAAAGGTTGGTAACGCAAATTCCCCCATGGACGCTTTCTTTTCTGCGGTCGACGGTTTGAGCCCGAAGTATTTTTCCGATACGTCCGCCAGAGGGATCGTTGTTGTTCCAAATTCTGCAAGTAATAAAAATACTGTGTTCATCATTTTAAGTCCCACCCAATCGCCTGAAATAAACCCATTTTGGGATGGAACCAGCGTGTACCGCGCGGCTCCGCTTCGCTCATCATCTGGCGGAAAGCCTTCATGAACGGCTCAAGCTCAATAATCGCACGGCGAGAGAGCAGGCCGTCAGGGGTCATAAATTCGTGCGTATCAGTTGGGATGCGATATGCGTTAACCAGGTTCCGGCACTTGGCATCAGTCATACCGCTTTTTGCGACCACCTGGCGGTAACCGACATATCCGGCCCGCATGTTGCCGCGCTTGATGTTCTCCACTGTCTCTGTGACCGCTTCGATCTGTTCTTCGACCTGGTTCAGGCGCTTCTGCTGGCGCACGGCATCAGCGGCCATCGCTGCGATCATCTCGATTTGGGTCAGCGGCTCGCGCGTACGGAAGTAACTGTTAACCAGTTCGCGCTGCACCTGCCATGACAACGGGTCATTGAATGGCTTTGTCAGCATCAGATAACCGGACTCAAAAAGTACAATGCCGGACGGAGCAAATTTCGAGAATGTCCCCTGAGGGAGGTCCGTACGTAATACGTCCGAACCTAATTCTTCGTAATCTACGCCAGCGATAAAATGCTCACGATTGCGGTTGAACGCTGCTCGGGCGGTATCCTGAGGGCGGTTATGTACTTCATCAATCATCGCGAAAGTGACCACGCGCTGACCACGATATTCCACTGCAGGGAGCTGTTTGTTGTTAATGGTTACTGTGTTCATCATCGTTGTCCTCAGTGCATAACCGGCATGCCAGGCATACCTTCGGTCTGGATTTGCTTGATAAAGCTGTCATGTAAAATATTCAGGCCTTCCCGACCCATCGTAGACAGCCTGAAGCCTGAATCTTTGTCGGTAACCACCATGTCCTGATACATGCGCAGCGCCAGTTGCTGACCGAGTTTCTGTCCGTATTTTTCGATGGCGCAACCTTCAAGGTGGTTGGCAAGCGCGAAACGCTCAGGGCCGGGATAGACACTGATTGCTCCGTGTTTGCCTGAATAGACAGTGGCCGTGTCAATGCCTCCATCTCCCCTGTGAACATCAACAGTGCCGTTCTTTTCCATCTCCTCTGAGATGAACACCGCTGCCACCAGCCAGCGCCAGATAATAATTTCCTTATCAATGGGCAGACTCAGCCAGCCGTTTTGTTTTGCCTCAAAAATACAGGCAAGCATGCGCATCCCTTCAGGAAGGCATTTATCGTATCGGCCCTTATCCAGTTGACGTACCAGGCCAGAATAGCCAATAACCCGGTTGCCATCTCTTACACCGTTCTGTGTCGGTTCCGGGGCGAAATTTTTGTTCAACATGGCGTGATCCTTAAAACGGTTTGCTGGCCTGAAGTTCGTCGCGTTCTTTCACAAAGCGGTTGTGCATGGACTCCCATTTCGAAAGCCATCTTTGCTGTTCGCGCTTGCGGGCCAGTATCCGGCGCAGACGGCGCAGACAACGCTGGTGGGCGCAGAGGTAACCAGAAGTGTGATCGCCGAGGTGATAAGCAATTGAGCCATCCTCAAAAATTTGCTTGCATGGCTCGTTAGTGGGCAAGTCGAGCTTTCTGAACACTGTTGAAACCATGTAGTGAGCCAGATTGTTGAGCGCGGCGCCGCGGCTCAGGAATCGCCTTTTGCCACCGTGACGCATGACGACATACAGTGGGCCGGCAGGTGTTTCATACTGACGAAAGGCAATATCGATCGCGCTTGTGGTATTAGTCGTTTTCATTTTCGGTCCTTCAATTTGTTGTATGACTCGTGCGATAAAACCTGCCAGTTCTGGCCGCCGTCACGTGAAAGTAGGCGCCAGCGGCGGTTGACCCTCAGACTGAGGTTTCCGCACTGGATACGACACGGCATAACCCGGCGCTGGCGGTAACGCCGCAGAACGTTAATAGCCTGGGCGTGTACCCATTCGGGTACGCGTATAGCTGTCAGTGTCATCGCATCACCTCTTTTGGCGGGGTGATGCGCCAGCCAGCTTCGCGGGCCAGTTCGATAAACCCCTGAAGAGTGGTGATGTGATCGTCCGTGGTAAGGCGGTAGTCACAGATTGCTCGCCCGTCCTTCAGGTGAACAACGACACGCCCGGTAAACTCCGGTGCAACGTGCAGATCCACCGGACATACGCAGCGGAGCCCAGCCGCGCGCAATTGTTCCTGAGTAAACTCTTTCACTGGACACCCCCGCTTAAATGTTTTTCTTTCACGTAGTCAGTGACTTCTTTAAATAAATCATCGACAATTAATTTCCCTGATTCGGTCAGGTACTCAGTGTTTTTATTGATGCCAATTGCATTATGGTAAGTGGCTTTAATAAATGACTCAGTTTCCTTCCGATTTCCAAATTCACCACGAGCCATTAACTCGAATCGTCTCAATAGCTGAGTCATTACACTTTCTGTTATTTCCACCGTTTCGATTGCACCATTCGGTAGATTCACAATCAGGAGATTTCCCGAAGTTTTATTTTTGAGTCTGTTTAATGCAGCGTGAGTGATCCGACGGCGGTACAAATCAATTACGTTTTCCATTGCGCTGTTGTTCCTCAATCTCAAGAACTATTTTTTCTTCCTTAACTGCCCATGAATTAACCTTTGCAGATAGGAGGTAAGCTATCTCTACGAGATTTTCCATTTGATAGGAGTTAATGGATTTATATTGTTGGGATATGACCTCTAACAAAGCGTAAAGGTGTTCTGTTGTAGTCGTTATATCCTGAATATCCTGTCGTATTGGCATGGCTACCTCCCATAAGCTTTCCGAAGAAAAAGAATGGCTATCACTTCGTGACCAAAAGCGGCATAAAGTTGAGCTGTTTTTAATGCTGTTGTATCTCTCATTTCGTTTATCCCTGAATTTTAGTTGCAGCTATCCCCAGCTTTTAAGCTGTTATTCATTAAGATTCAAATTAAGAAGAGAGAGTTTCTACTTGCTCCAGTTTCAAACAGATACCACGCGCGATATCGAAGAATAAATCAATTAACACGAGCTCTGTCTTGTCGTTATCATCTGGACTCGCGGAGTCGATATATAATTGCGAAACTTTTAAAATTTTCTTTAATTCAATAAGACAATCAAAAACAGCATCATTGATATCATTTAGTTTTCCTGATCTGTCATTCTGGAGTACATTGATGTTTTCTTCCGGTGACGCCAGTCCTGTGCTGTTGCAAGAAAGTGAGTGGCGATATTTATCCAAGTCATTATCTGCCTGTCTTATGGTTTCCGGCACACCCTCAAGAAGAGTAATGAGGGCGGTGATTAACTGTAATTCAAAATCATCACGGGGATTTTCAGCCCACAGTGATAGCATTGCTTCAGCTTGTTTAATTCGACCTTCCGCAGCTAATAAGCACATAGACATTTTAATTATCCTTTTTCGCCTGTTCTTCGATTAACAAACAGTGAACCTCTTCAGCTAATCGACGGGACAGTGTGATCACCGTTGAGAGTTCATTTTCACTCATTGCATCCGGGTAGGATTCCAGCATGCGTAAAATCAACTCAGTCTCAAATGCCTTTTCTTGCACTTTAGCGATATTATTTACATGAGACATTTTCACCATCCTTAAAACCTGAGGAGTATGAAGCTGACATCGCGATTTTATTTGTTGCAATTGCGAGCTCAGTTAATTCAGCAATAACTCCGCAAAGGTTCAGTAATTTTTCTTTATCCATCGACTTTCCGCTAATTTCTGAGAAAGCCTCATTCCCCAAGAATTTAATTGCGTCAAGCAAGGAAATCGTTTTGGTATCACAATCTTCTGCGATGCAGTCGTAATCGAATCCCTCACATTGCGATTTATCCTTAATGTGTCGGTAGTCAGGAATGTCGATTAATTCATAAAATTTCTGGATGCTCATCGGATGCTCCTCATTATCTTAATCAAGTTAAACTTGATGATTAGAGGTTAGCTTTCCACAAGTTTTACGTCAAGTTAAACTTGATGAAAGTTTGAAGGGAATATATGTAAGAAGGGAAGAACGGGCAAAAGCCCGTTTGTTATCAATGGTTAGCCGAATCTATTAATATTGAATGGAACCGAAGAAATTACTTTAGATTGGATGTAAAGCATGCTTACAGCGTCTTTGTCTATGCTCCATGATTGATAATTGGAGTTATCAGACAGGACAACGATCTTACTACCAATTTTCTGGAGGCGTTTTACATAGCATTCACCATCAAAGCAGAATGCATAAATACCATCACCATCAAAATATGTGACTGTTCTATCTAAGAAAAGCAGGTCACCAGGCGCAATTGTCGGAGCCATGCTGTCCCCTCGAGCATTACCTATCTCAATATTTTTGAAAGGTCTGTTGCCAACGAGGCGGCGAGCATATTCGGGATCAAGCTCAATTGAGCGTACTACGTCAATAAAATCGCCTTTTACATGCGATCCATCACCACAACTGAATTCTACGTCCAAGACAGTGAAAACAACGCTATCAGATTTAGCTTGGTGTTTATCAGGCAAGTGGAAGCTGGGGGCCGGATCTTCTCCCAAAAACCAGGATTGTGGGTAGCCGCTAAGCTCCGCTAGTTTCGCCAGCCGCTGCCCTCTTGGAAAGGTTTTTCCTGTAGTCCAGTACTGAACTGATTGCGCACTGACGCCAAGTTGCCTAGCTAACTCCGCCTGGCTCCAGCCTTTTATATCCAGTAGCTCTAATATCCTGTTTTTTGTCTTAGTTTCTGAGCCCATCTTCACTCTCCATCACAAGTTTTGATGAAAAAAACGTAAAGGAATCCTTGATTTTCATTTTACACCATAAGTTATGCGCTTGCATGTTAATTAAAACTTGATATTATTTGTTTTAATCAAGTTATACTTTATTGGTGCTGATATGAATGAAGATGTCCGAGCACGTCTAAATAGCCTGACTTCTCAGCGGGCAATCGCTAAGCATTTAGGTATCACCCCGCAAGCTGTTAATCAGTGGTTCAACAAACCAAACATACCTCCTCGTTTTGTCTTACCGATTTGTGAGTTGGTTTGCTGGGAGGTTGTGCCTCACGAAATTCGCCCGGATTTATATCCTGGTTTCAAAGATGGCGTTCCTGAGTCATTTAAAACTGAAAAAGCCGTTAACCGGCGGGGTGTTGCAAATCATGTTTCCAGCTTGCCTTCAGGTTGATATGCCGCAGGTATACAGCAAAGCCGATGAACAGTGGATACAGGAGCAGTTATCAGCGCTACCCCCATCAGCCAGGCAAAAGGCAATCGTTCGTTACGGAGAAGTCTACGAGGAGTTTTTAAACAGTGAGCCAGTGAGCTTTCGCAAAGAGAACAAAGCAAGACACGAAGCCAATACACGCCTTCGTGAGTACGCAAGAAAGTATCACCGGGCATTACAGGGTTACACAGAAAAGCCCCCTTCATTTGGTCAGCGATGATCACCTCTAGAAACGTTCAGACTTTAAGGTGTCTGGACGTCTAAACCACCAAAAAGTGGGGAAGAGGGAAGAGGGGGGTAAGGGGGGAGTTGGGAGAAGGGGCAGGTATAGCGTCCTTTTCCAGGAGACAGGTACATAGCTTAAGTAGATCTCTGTAAGCACTTAATCCTCCTAAAAAACGGCACAGCCATTCAGATGGCTAAATGGTTAAAGCGGCCTGGTGGGTTTTTCCTGGAAAAGTTCAGGCTCACTTACAGGCACATAGTTAGGGGCGGCAGATGCTGACAATCACACCAAATTTTGCACAGGACCGGGCACTGAATATGCTTCGACGTGAATGGAAGGTACAGAATTCCTTCATGGTATATGCCCCCACCGGCAGTGGTAAGACAGGGCTGGCCGCTTTCATCACTGACGGCTTTGTCAGTCGTGGGATGCGGGTGCTTTTTGTCGCTCCGTATACTGTTTTGCTGCGCCAGACTGCCAGCCGTTTTGTTAGTTACGGTCTGAACCCTGATGAAATTGGCCTGGTCTGGGCTGAAGCCGAGAAGGGAGAAGTCGACCCTGCGCGACTGATCCAGATTGCCAGCGCCGACACCCTGATTCGCCGTGATTTTCCCGACAATATCAATTTGCTGATTATCGATGAAGCCCATCTCCGCAAGCGCACCATCCTGAAAGAGATTGAACGCCTTACCAGCGAAACGGACATTAAGGTTACATCACCATCGATAGTAACGGGAACACGCAGACCCAGGCGAGTGGAGGATATGAGCAGTTCGGACGCGAAGTGGGCAGTTATGTCGATCGGCGCTATCGAGAGCTGATCAGCCGGGACATTTCTCCAGGTGGCGCAGTCTGGAATATGGCAAAAGGAGGCCGCTGATGGCTCTTGAAACATTCAGCTGGTACCCGCGCATCAATGCTGAGCAGGAGGTGAGCTTTCGCCGCCGGACCGCGCAGTTTGGTGATGGTTACCAGCAGGTGTCCGGTGACGGGATTAACCCCAGATCTCAAAAGTGGACTCTACAGTTTACGGGTTCAGAAGCATACATCGCGGCGATTAAAGCGTTTCTCGATCGCCACCAGGGGGTTAAGGCTTTTCAGTGGCGTCCGCCGCTTGAGCCGCTCGGGCTTTACCGCTGTGATACCTATACACCCACCGCCCTCGGCGCAAGGCAGTACAACCTGTCCGCAACCTTTGAGCAGGCTTATAAACCATGAGCTTAAACAGCGATTACCAGAAACTTGAGCCGGGCAATGCAGTCCGGCTTTTTTCTGTCGACGGCACGGCGTTCGGCACCGGAGAGGTGCTGCGCTTTCATTGCCACAACGTTCCGCATACAGAAGCGGAGATCGTGTCCGCTGGTGGTGATGAATCAAAACTACCGGCCAAAAGTATCTGGTGGCAGGGGCAGGAATATAAAGCCTGGCCGTGCCAGATTGAAGGGATCGAAGCCTCAACCAGCGGCAGCAGCGTACAGCCGAAATTATCGGTCGCTAACCTGGATGGATCGATCACCGCACTTTGTCTGGCGTATGACGACCTGTTGCAGGCCAAAGTGACGATTCACGACACGCTGGCGCAGTACCTTGATGCGCGGAACTTTCCGGGCGGAAACCCGACCGCAGATGCCACGCAGGAAAAACTGCAGGTCTGGTATATCGACGCGAAAACCTCTGAAACCAGTGAGGTGGTAGAGTTTGCGTTATCCAGCCCGATGGATTTGCAGGGGCTGATGATCCCGACACGCCAGCTTCACTCCCTCTGCACCTGGTGTATCCGTAACAAATACCGTACCGGTGATGGCTGTGATTACGCCGGGACGCGCTATTTCGACAAAAACAATAATCCCGTGGATGACCCGTCCCGCGATGAATGCAACGGCACACTGACCGCATGCAAACTGCGGTTCGGTGAAGGTAATGAGCTGCCGTTCGGCGGTTTCCCGGGCACTTCTTTGATCCGGAGCTGACATGCGCAAGAAGACCATTGAGGCCATCATTGCCCACGCTGAATCAGAATACCCACGTGAGTGCTGCGGGGTGGTGGCGCAGAAAAGCAGGGTGGAGAAGTATTTCCCCTGTCGCAATCTCGCCACCGAACCGACAGAACATTTTCACCTCTCGCCGGAGGATTACGCCACAGCGGAAGAATGGGGGACGGTGACTGCCATCGTTCACAGCCACCCCGATGCAACCACTCAGCCGAGCGAAACGGACAAAGCGCAATGTGATTTGACGGCACTGCCGTGGCATATCGTCAGCTGGCCGGACGGCGATTTACGCACCATTATGCCGCGCGGTGAAATCCCCTTGCTGGAGCGTCCGTTTGTACTCGGCGTTTACGACTGTTGGGGGCTGGTGATGAGTTACTACCGTCAGACCTACGGTATAGAGCTGGCGAATTACCGCGTCGATTACCCGTGGTGGGAGGACCAGTACCCGGATAATTTTTACCAGGATAACTGGTACGAGTGCGGTTTTCGGGAATTCACCGGCGAGCCGCAGCCGGGCGACGTGGTGATCATGCAGGTCCAGTCGAACAAGTGGAACCATGCCGGGATTTTGCTGGAAGGCAACATGCTGCTGCATCACCTTTTTGGACATCTCAGCCAGCGGGTGCCGTACGGCGGTTACTGGATTGAGCGAACCATGAAGATTTTACGCCATAAGTCTCTGTGCTAACCTTTCTCCATACCAAAAGGGGATAGGGATATGAAAAAAATTCTATTTACAGCGGCGTTGTTTGGCTTAGTTGGGTGTGCAACTGAAGCCGTTCTTCCCAGCCAAGCGAAGCAAGCTCCACCTGAAAGACTGTTGAAATATCAAAACAAAACACCAGACTCTGATTCAACACTTATTGTTGTTCGCGATAAGGGATATTTAGGTAGCGGTTGTTATACAGGCGTGTATCTCAATAATGAAAAGTCAGCCATCCTTAATCCTGGAGAGAAAGCTACTTTTAAATTAAAAGCAGGAGAGTGGAGTGTTGCAATAAAAGGTGAGGGTAAACTTTGTATTTCTGATGCAATACCCACCGGGAGTTATGTGCAGCTCAAAACCGGTGAAACCAAAGCAGTACGGCTTTTTGCTGATCCAAGCGGGAATGTTGATGTAAAGCCCTTACCGTTAGAATGAATTAAATATTAACCACTCAACCCACCATTGGTGGGTTTTTTTATTTTGGGAGTAATCATGCAAGAGGTAATGGCTGAAATAGAATTGAGCGGTATTTTGGGTAAAACTTTTGGGAAAACGCATCATCGACTTATTAGCATTGTTCATGAGGCTCCACGTGCGCTGGCCGCAACGATCAAAGGTTTTGAACAATTTATGATCACCAGTCAGCGTCGCGGCTTAACCTATGCGGTGTTTCTTGGCAAAAAAAATATTGGTGTAGATGATCTTGGTTTTCCAGTAACAAAAGAAGTAATTCGTATCGTCCCTATAATAATTGGCAGTAAAAAGGCTGGGCTGTTACAAACGATTTTAGGAGCGGTTCTTGTAGTGGCAGGGGTAATAGTCACAGGTCTTACCTGGGGATATGCCGCCCCAGTTGGTGGCGCAATGATTAGTTCAGGTATAGGACTTATGGCCGGCGGTGTGATCCAGATGCTTTCCCCTCAGCCTACGGGGCTCGCCAGTAAGCAGGACGCCGATAACCGCGCATCGTATGCGTTTGGTGGTGTTACAAACACAGCCGCTCAGGGGTATCCGGTACCTATCGGTTACGGAAAACGCCGTATCGGTGGCGCGATTATTTCCGCCGGTATTTACGTCGAAGATCAGCAATAATTTATTTAATAATTAGCCGAGAGGCAGGAGATATTTATGGAAATGACTATTGGATTCCCGGAATTGGGTTCTCGATTTGAATTTGTAGCACATAGCGATAAACAGGAAAGCTTCCACCCTGATTTAAAAATTAAAACGATAAAGACCATCAAAACAAAAATTACAGTTTGTAAACTGGATCAAATTAATGCACCTCATGAACTGGTGCTTATCTATCAGGAAGATTTTAATCCAAATTCCTCTTATGCTGAGATTGAAGCTCGCGCCAAAGAATATGCCAGTGAAGCGATTGCAGGCATCAAAAGCCCCGGATTACCCGGGGCCTGATGTTACTTGATGCGGTGATAGATTTTGTCGGCTCTGGTATACAAATTGGATACCGCCTCGGCCCGACCTTGCTCCTGCATGGTCATTTTGGATGTATCGTCACCATAGGCCTTTGTCATATATTGAGTAACGCGTTGACGAAAGGCGCCAGCATCACCTGATTCAACCGTGGCAACTGCAAGCAAAAAGGCGAGCGCTTCATCATGCTGGTCTTCTTTGTTAAAACTCATTTTCAACTCCTGTTATACCGAGGGAATCAGCCATGCCGCCGGTAAGTATTGCGCCAGTGTCCCACCACTGACGGGCTGAGCCAACAACATAACCAGGGATTTATATTCACAACACCCTGATATTCAACCAGTAGCCACCTTAGGGTGGCTTTTTTATGGGCGCAACATGGCAGAACTTATCAAAGGGCGCAAAGGCGGCGGCTCAAAACAGCGCACGCCCACAGAACAACCGGACGATCTCCAGTCGGTGGCAAAAGCAAAAATCCTTATCGCCCTGGGCGAGGGGGAGTTTGCTGGTGGGCTGACAGGACGAAATATTTTTCTGGATGGTACCCCGATTGAAAACCCGGACGGCTCCCGGAACTTTTCCGGCGTCGCCTGGGATTTCCGTCCCGGTACCCAGGCGCAGCCCTATATTCAGGGTATGCCTGGTTCTGAAAACGAAATCAGTGTCGGCACGGAAGTTTCAGGTGCCACCGCCTGGACACGCACGTTTACCAACACGCAGTTGTCTGCCGTTCGCCTGCGTATCAAATGGCCGTCACTTTACCAGCAGCTGGATAACGGGGATCTGGTGGGCAATTCGGTTGCCTATGCAGTTGACCTGCAGACGAATGGTGGAGCGTGGCAGACTGTTATCAGTACGGCTGTAACCGGGAAAACCACCACAGGCTACGAGCGCAGCCACCGTATTGACCTGCCGCGTGGCGCCAGCACCTGGACATTACGGCTTCGCAAACTGACGCCGGATGCCAACAGCGCAAAAACTGGCGACACCATGACGCTGCAGAGCTATACGGAAGTCATTGACGCCAAGCTGCGTTACCCGAACACTGCACTGTTATACATCGAGTTCGACTCCAGTCAGTTCAACGGCAGCATCCCGCAGATTTCCTGTGAACCGGCAATGCGCGTGATCCGCGTGCCCGATAATTATGATCCGCTGACACGCGCCTATAACGGCACCTGGACGGGCGGGTTTAAATGGGCCTGGACAGATAACCCGGCGTGGATTTTTTACGATATCGTGGTCGCCGACCGCTTTGGCCTGGGTCACCGGCTGACGGCGGCCAATATCGATAAGTGGACGCTGTACCAGGTGGCACAGTACTGCGATCAGCTGGTACCGGACGGAAAAGGCGGAAATGGCCTGGAGCCACGTTATACCTGTAACGTTTATGTGCAGGACCGTAACGAGGCTTATACCGTGCTGCGGGACTTTGCGGCTATCTTCCGGGGCATGACCTACTGGGGCGGTAATCAGATTGTGGCGCTGGCAGACATGCCGCGCGATATTGATTACAGCTACACCCGCGCCAACGTGGTCAACGGTGAATTCGTTTACTCAAGCAGCACGACCAAAACCCGTTACACCACGGCGCTGGTCTCGTATTCCGATCCGGCTAACGGTTACGCCGACGCCATGGAGCCGGTTTTTGAGCAACCGCTGGTTGCGCGTTACGGGTTTAACCAGCTTGAGATGACCGCGATTGGCTGCACCCGGCAGAGTG